CCATGATGAGTAGTAGTAATTCCATCTACAACGTGAGTACCTGTAGTAACTGTTTTAGGTAACATATCGCCTTGTATTGATAAGTTTGAGCCACCAACAGAATATTCATAACCTGTAGAATATGACCACGATTCTATCAACTCAGTTGTATTTTGCTTACTCTCAGTTCTTGCTGTAGTAGAACCTGAATTAAATCCAGGAATAACTGGGACTGCTTGTGCTGGAAGGGATATAAAGGCTATTAATAATAAATAACGCATTAGTCACCTATCGATAAAGATGAAGTTATAGATCCAGTTACGCTAGTACCAGATTTACCAGCAGTTAAACCAATAGTACCGCCACTTACACTGGTAATTGTTGCAGCTAAGCCTGTATTATCTCCTCCAGTATATGTAATTGTATCTCCCAACATTGGAAGACTTCCGACTGCTCCATGACTTATAGATGTTGCACTTGGTGTATCATCGCCTTGCAGAAATGTTTCGCTAAAAGTTGTAGCTGCACCTGCGGTTGTCTGAGTATAAGAACCTGAGCCATGCGTTGCAGCAACTCCTGTTAGAGCGTTATTTGATGATGCTGGAACGTCTAAATGTCCCATTGTTCCTGCTGTTACTCCAGAGCTAGTCATAGAATATGTGCTTCCAATGCGTTTTGCGTGAGAATAACTTCCGTCCACTGACGCTTGAGCTGTAGCTGTGATCTTATGGGTAATACCACCTGAGTAGGCTGGTGTTGCTAATAAGATCAGGAAAAGAAAGTGTTTCATGTAAGTCTGCCTGTTTCTGGGTCTATGGGACGTTGAGTGATTTCATCAGTGGCAAGACGTTCTTGTCTGGCTTGAATTGGAATAATCTTAACTCCTGTCTCAAACCTGACTGTTGTAACTGAACCATTGGCTGCTTCTGTTCTTTTTCGTTCTTCATCTGCCTTGTAAGTTCCATCACCTTTTTTAGAAGCTGTTTGGATTCCTAGAGAACTAAGTACTCCTGTAAAAACTGAAGCAATAAAAGTTGGATCTATTTTTTGTTGTGGAATACCAGGAATGGATACATAATTTAAAGTTAAAATTGCACCGCTCCAGGCAAGAACGGTAATACGGACAAATGTACTAATGATTGCAGCAGATTCTTCTTGGTCTGGAATTAAAGCGTCTTTTAGCTTGCCTAGTGGCCCTTTCTTTTCTTCTTCTGTAGGTTTCTTTTCTTCCATGAAAAAATATTTAAACACACTTAGATTAATAGTAAATATGCAAAAAGACTATTTATGAAATTTTTATCTCAGGAACAAAAGGAAGTAATAGCCAAGTCTCATGGAATTACCGTTGAATCAATTAATCAAAGAATAGAAATATGGAGTGTTCTTAATGATCCAGATGTGTCAAAAGAAGATTTAGTAATTGCTCAACGTCAATGGATAGAATTGCAAAAATCTACTTGGCCTAATGTAAATGCCTGAAGTCTACGCTGCTTTAATTGGTGCAATGGTAAGTGCTTTGCTTATGGTGCTTGCCAATAGATCATCAAAGCGTCAAGGAGACGTGAGAGAAATATTTCATAGACTCAATAAAATAGAACAGGATCTTGCACGAATAGAGCCTGACAGGCAAAGAAACTGGCGTAATCGGTAAAACTTAGCTACTTTTTAATTGGGTCTTGATTGATCTGCTTCTAGGAAAATTGGAATGTTTAATCCCGTTTCACCCATGACGGGATTTTTTTTACATTAGCTTCAAAAGCTTTTTCAATTCTGTCTTCCAGTTCAAGTCTTTTACTGATCGCAAACAAACCTGTATAAACTCCGTGGAATTTATGCGTTTTCTTTTGTCTTCCGTCCAAAAGATACCAACGATCCATATCTTTCATACGTTGTCTATCTTCTTGAAGCCATTCAGGTCGATACATGAGTATTAATAAATTAGTTGATTGGTTAATAGTTCAACCCTCAATGGAGCAGGAGTTAAAACTCGAATTACAAGAGAGGGCTATTTTACTTTCTGACGATCACAGAGAAACGGCAGAGTTATGTGCCTCTTTATGGAGACAGAATTGGTATAAAGACGAAGTATTAAAGAACTGTCTTGGAAGGATTGGAGAGCTAGAAGGCCAACTTGTTCATTTAGAATTAGAAAACTCTAGCTCTTGCTGGAAGCGTTTACTTAAAAAGGTATTTCCTCAGAAGCAGAAGCTTTCCTCTGATCCAGAGCTTCAATTTGAGATTCAGTCTTCTGAGGATTAATGTTTCCAAAAATTCCATATTGACCGTCTTTACCTTTTGCGTTTATCCATACAACATCAACTTCTACTTCTTCGTTTTTTGAAAAATCCCAAACCTTACCTTTTTTGATTTTTTCATTTGCATCTCCCAAGCTCATTAAGTAATCACAATAAGCAGGAATGGAAGCAACAGGAATTGCTTGTGCTAATTGCTGTGGGAATTTTCCTTCTTCATCGTAAGTGTTTTCACTAACTGACCATTTGATTGGATAAGGAAGAGCAGGTTGGAATTTGAACTCGTTTCTTGGCATCTTTTTGATTGGATAAATTGCGGTTTTTTAGTTGAAGTAGAACTTGCTGAGCAGCATGTTCAATTGCTTCTGGTGTCATTTGCTCAAGCTAATTTTTTAATAGCTTGATGCAAAAATTGACCATGTGAGGCAAGTGTTATGTGTTGTGGCGAAATTGATTCTGACGAAATGTTGAACTCCTGTTTAAAGGCACTTAAAACCTCTGCTTTGTCTTGATCATTTAAATCTTGTATCTTTCCGCTAATTTCTGTTTTAGCTGCTGGAGTCATAAAATCATTCTTTTTTACTTCTACTTTTTTTACTTGTGAATCTGGTCTAGTTGGTGTTCTGCTGATGCCTGTTTTTTTTGCTGGTGGCTCTTTTACATCGCCTAGCTCTGTATCAGTTTCGGTATTAGTATCCATATCTGGTTCAATACCAAGCAACATTTTTATTGCATAACGTCTTCCATAGGTCAATCCGCCACCCCATGCAAATTGTGGTTTTGATCCCATGTTCTCAGGTAGGAAAAGAGGCATTTCGCTTTTTATTTCTTCTCCAGACTCAACATGAATTAAACGGGTAACAATTAAAGTTTGTCCGTGGTCGTTATAGTCTTGAGGCTGAATAAGAATCAGACCATTAGCATGGAGAATAGGTTGAATTGATGAAATTAAATGTTCTAATGAGCAATATTTGTATTGATATTTACCCATCCCTGCTGTCTTATCTTTTTTAATATCAGGGAGTTGTTTTTGGAAGTTTAAAAGGGCTTGGTATAACGTTTTATTGAGCGTTATATCAACAATAGGTTTTTGTGACATGTGTGGTTGAAGTGAACTATTTAATCTTAATAAGCTAATAACTTATTGTCAATAAGATAAAGCAAAAGGTGTTATAAAAATGTTTGCTCCCAATAGTTCATCTTCCTTTGCATATTTTTTGATGGCTTTTAATGATACCACTAAACTGTCATCCTTAATAACAGTTCCTCCTGCTTTCGCTGATAATCCATCTAAAGTTGATCTACATAATTTATCTATATCTCCTGTTTGTGAACTTGTTACAAACTCTGGTGCTTTTTGTTTTAACTTGTTTGCATTTTTTCCCGTTCCAAAATGACTTTTTGGTCTAGCAAATAAAAACACAATTTCTATTTCTACAGCTCTACCAATTACTGATCCTTCATAGTGATCTATGGCAGCAGCTCGGACATCTTGCCGCCACGGTTTAACTTTCTTGCTGTTCTCAATCATAATTCCATGACCAATATGTCTTTTACTACCTTGTGGAGCTGCAACACCTCGAACAGGGATAAAAATTTTATTGTTCATTTCTTTTCGGATAAGGTTTTATATACTCTTCTAATTGTTTGCGGTAATATTTTTTTTCAGTTTTAGTTCCTAAAAAATAAAAATATCTTTTTTTGTTTGCTTGAGGAACAAATTCAGCATCAGGAAAACGATTTAAAATTTCTTCTTTTCTTGTTGTTCCAAGTTTTTGTCTTATTGATCTTGCTCCATACAATTTACCTTTAATTTTTACTCCAAATCTGTCATTTTTTCGACTGTTAACTTTTGGATTGTTTTCACGCATTGAACCAATGTAATCAAAATTACACGCTTGGTAAATGGTTCCTATCTCTCCAGCTTGTTCGTCAACAGTTGCAGTAACTATTTTGTATTGATTAGGAAGCATTTTCATAGAAGAAGTAATTAATTTACTAGCACTATGAGGATGCGCCCAATGGACACAAGCTCCTCTGGAAAGAAGAATAATTTTATTTGTATAATCGTATTTATCCCAACGACCTAA